ACGGATGCTGACCCCATCACTTGCTTCAACGTCACGGCAGACAATCATGTTGTTGCCTACTTAGAGTATATGCACTTCCGCCCATTTTGTCAATGAGAATTCACGAAATTTTTTTATCTCAGACAACCTCATCACAATATATGCAGCAAGAGCGGAGGAATCACCCTCCGCTCTTCTATTATCCCTCTCCTTGCCCCTCAGAGGCCGCAGGAGCGCTTTCGTCGCGCTCTATGGCTTCGTCTATGGCTCGGTTGATAAAGCCGTTCACGCTCTCGCTGTGGGCTTCTGCGTGGGCTCAACAATCAAAGCATTCCGGCCTGATTCCTTCCCGCGCGTTATCGTGTAAAGTAATTCCGAAAATCACTCTGCATTCTGCTTTTCTTCAATGCAGTCGAGAACATAATCGCGCAAAACTGCGTTCGACGTCTTCCCAATCTCTGCACAGTATGTCTTAAATTTTTCCGCTTGGTCTTTCTTCACGCGGCAGCCCAGCGTCATCATATTTTCCGCATCCCATTTCGCATTTGCTTTTTTCCTCGATTCCGTTACCGCCATTCTATCCCCCCTTTCCAGTTGACAGTATTATATCACTTTACAAATACTATTAACAGTACCGCATTGCACAATTATGTACTGTTAATATTGTTTATCTCGTCTATTGATTAGTACTGTTAATAGTGTATAATAGAAGCATAGCAAGAACAAAGAGATTGAGCGAAGGTCGATAGCCGACGCGACACCGTAAGAGCTGGAACGGAGAAGATTGATAGAAACTCCCAAAGGGATAGATACTCAGAGCCACCAGCCGCCGATCTCACCCACAACTTAAGGAGGATAAAACAATGAGCATCAATGAAATGGACAGCAAGATCAAGGAGCTGCGCGAGCTTCGCCGCATGGCCGACGAGCTGGCCGCGGAAATGGAGGCCATTCAGGACAGCATCAAAGCCCACATGGACACCGAGGGCGTGGACACCATCAACGGTACCGATTGGAAGGTGACTTATAAGGCCGTGACTTCCTCTCGTCTGGACACTAATGCACTGAAAAAGGCTCTTCCCGATTTGGCACAACAGTTCACCAAAACCACCGCCGCGCGCCGCTTCTGCATCGCATGATGTAGTCCATCGTAGCTATCGCCGGAGCAATTCAACTCGCAAACTGGCTCATCCCCTGATTGAAGCAATAGAAAAGCCCCC